AACCGGTAGCCTTAACACTACCGCGCTGTCTGCTGCCGATTTGTATGTAGGCATTCAGGCACCAAAAACACGCTACATCAACGGCGTGGCAAGTGATGGCCTGGGCCTTGTTGGTATTGCGTCGTGGGGGCCGGTTAATTCCCCGGTGCTGATTGGCTCTGATACCGACCAGGCGCTTTACTTCGGCACTCAGCAGGTCCGCAAATATGACCTGTGCACTGCCATCGCTATCTCGCTACAGATTGGCGCAACCAACCTGAAATGCGTCCGTGTGACCGACGGCACAGACCTTGCGGCAGCCATCGCACTGAAAGACACCGCTCAGACATCAGTAACCGGTATGACGCTGACCGCGAAGTATTCCGGCACCAAAGGTAACGGCATCACCGCGAAGATTAGCACCGGCACTGCGGTAAACAGCTACAAACTGACCGTTTACTTCCCAGGCCAGACGCCTGAGGTATTCGACAACATTACCGGCTCTGGCGCTGCTCTGTGGGCCAGTCTGGTAAGTGCGGTTAACAACGGCATTACCGCCGTGCGCGGCGCAAGTCAGTTTGTCGTGGCGACCGCTGGCGCTTCAACCGCAGTTCCTGACACTACTACCGTTTGGCAACTTACCGGCGGTACCGATGGCGCAACCTCCATTACCGATTCTGTCCTGGTAGGTACAGACGGCACAAGCACCACCCGCACAGGTATGTATGCACTGCGCGGCGCTGGCGTCCAGATGCTGAACCTGATTGATTTAACCGACAGCACTCAGTGGCCGACAATCAACACATTCTGCCTGTCAGAAGGCACGTTTGGCGTTGTACAGGCTGCCGCTGGCGTAACCTACGCGACCCTGGCGACCACGCTGAATACATCCGGTGTCGATAGCTGGCAAATTAAAGTTCTGGTTGGCGACTGGGTTTACTGGAATGACACACTGAATGGCCTGAGCGCCCGCATGTGCGCCCCAGCGACGTTTGTTGCGGCGAAATATGCTGCGCAGTCACCCAGCGTCAGCGCCCTGAACAAGCCGATTACCAACGTTGTTGCCACTCAACGCCAGTTGGCTAATCAGCCTTACAGCATCAGCGAAATCGGTGCGCTCAGCTCCGCTCGCCTGGATGTCATCACAAACCCATGCCCGGGCGGTAACTACTTTGGACTGCGTTCCGGTCGCAATGCTGCGTCATCTACCACGCAGAACGACGACACCTACACCCGCATGACCAACTACCTGTCAGCGACACTGGCGGCATCGTTCGGTTACGTAGTGGGTGAGGGCCAGACTACCGACCTGCGTCGCAGCACCAAATCCACTATCGAATCCTTCCTGCAGAACCTCGCAGACGATGGAATGATTGGTGATCCGAATGGCGGACCAGCGTTCAGCGTCAAGCTTGATGCGGCCAGCAATCCGAGCTCACGCGTTGCGCTGGGATATATGGTTGCTGACGTGCAGGTTAAATATCTGGCAACCGTTCGCTACTTCCTGATCAACCTGGAAGGCGGCGCAAGCGTCAATGTGTCCGTCTCCAGCAGCGCGACCATTTAACAGTTCAACAGCCCTCCGCGTGAGGGCTTTTTATTGGAGCAACAGCTATGCCGTTAAATTCATACACGGTCGGTCGCGACGTCCAGGTTGATATCAACACCGCTTATGGAGTTGTGACCATTCCGGTTGTCATCTCTTTTGACGCAAAGCCCAAAGTCAACCAGAGCGACATTACGCGCATCACCGGCGAAACCGACACCCTCATGATCCCCAAGAACTGGGATGGCACCATTGAAGCCGAACGACAGGATGCCACGCTTGATTCATGGTGGGCGCAGTGGGAGTCGGATTATTTCGCTGGCGTCAGCCGCGCCGCCGGAACCATCACTGAAACCATCACCGAAAACAATGGATCCGTCACTGTCTGGCGCTATACCGGTGTGCAGTTCAACTTCACCGAGCCAGGCAAGAAGCAGGGTGATCAGACTGTTCGCCAGTCCTTCGCATTCACGGCTAAACGCCGCTTACAGGTAGCTTAATACATGGCTAATGTCACAGTAAAAGACGGTTCCGCAGCGGGTGTTGCGGCACAGGAAGAAGCAGCAACCATCCTGAAAGACTCCAAAGGTCGTCGCATTGTTTTGCGCGAACTGGATCCGCTGGAAGAGTCACGCATTTTCATTGCCGTAGGTGCCGCTAACGCCGCAAACCACACTTACATGAGCGGATATGCCTTTCCGGCTGCCATGGTTGAGTCGATTGATGACGTGGATTATTCAGTTCCAACCAATCAGGCGCAGATTGACGGTCGCCTTAAGCACCTCGGCAAAGAGGGCATGGCGGCCATCCGCGAGTACATGATTAAGGCAGTACAGGATGCCGGGTTAGGCGAAACCGACAGCGACGTGGAGCAGGCGGCAAAAAACTGACAGGGAACGCTGATTTTCGAAACAGATGCTATCTGATGAAAAACGGCGTTCCCTTTTCGGTTTTGTTCAAAGGCTTTGAGGACCTGATGCAGCATGAAAAGCTCGCAATGCAGGTCACTCTGAGTGAACTGGACAGTGGTCAGAAGTACAACTGGACCACCGGCGAGTATGAGGAGAGGAAATGAAAGACGTATCACTTGATAGCCTGGCGTCGGCCTTTTTCTCGCTCGCCACATCAATCAGCAATGGTCAGAACGGCATAGCGCACGCGCTTGGTGAGGCGATTCGCGACCGTGCAAAGGAAAAGATTGGTGAATATCAGCCATCCAGTCACGGCTTCGATGCCTGGGATCCTCTGGCGCAATCAACTATGGACCAGCGTGTGTCAAAAGGCTTTCCGGCCAATAATCCGCTACTGAGAAGTGGTGAGTTACGCGATTCAATCACGATGCGATCGGAAGGCAACGGGGCCATAATCGGCAGCCCGCTGGATATTGCGCTCTATCAGGAAAATGGCACCGAGCATATCCCGCCCAGGCCATTTCTTGGACCTGCGGCAGGCGAGGTTATGGACAGCGCGCCAGAGCTGATCGTCAAGGTCATTTCCGCGAAGATGAAATAGTTTGTTCTGCCTGTTTTTTCTACTAAATGCGCCGGGCGAGTGGTAATATTCAGCTAACATAACCCAACTGGTGCTTGAGATGAAAAAGACAGGATGTTCATTAATTGCCATCGCCATGATGGCACTCTCTTTCACTTGCAGTGCAGCATTTCACAAAGGTGAGAAGCTACCCCTTAAAGATGGCGGAATGCTTTGTCGATCGCTTGATGGTGCTATAGCCACCCGCGACGTCGCGATTACCAACGAGCAGGGCGGAAATGTGGATATGATTAATGCCACAAGGCATTTTTCCTGCCTGAGTTACTCAATCCGGCCTCTGACCTTTGTTAAATACGACGACTACCTCATTCCGGGCTATCCGGAAAAGGGAAAAGTTTTTGCCTCCGTCATCGAGCCTCGTTCTGGCGAGGTATGGCATATATTCACCGGATTCCTCGGTAAATAGCTGAATAATTCGAATTTCACAAGACCCGGCCACTGTGCCGGGTTTTTTATTGCCCACAGGATACGTATATGGACCCTCAGGCTTACCGCGTTGCCGTCCTGCTGACCCTTAACGATCAACTAAGCAAGAACCTTGCGAAGGTTGGCAAGGATGCAAAAGAACTAGGCGGCAAGTTTGATGCCATCAATAAAAGCATCCAGGCAATCACCAAAAGCTCCGAAGCTGCTTCGAGGGCTCTTGATAAGCTAAATCGCACCCTCAACACCCCTGCAGCATCTCAGGCGATTGGTGCTAAAACATACGCAGATTCAATGGAGCGTGCCGCCAATGCGGCCAAGCAAATTGCCAGCGCTGCTCCTGCCTCAAGCGCGATGATCGGCGGTCTTGTTGGTATCGCAGCGACATCAAGCATTGCATCCAGAACCAGTGCGGCAAATTTACTCCCCGCCGCCAGTGGTGGAGGCAGAATGCTTCCCCCTCCGGGCGGGGCGTTATTGCTTACTGGTCCCAGTGGAAGCGCTGGTAGCTGGAAAGGCTGGAAAAATGGCGTGCCACCCGGCGGCTGGGGTCCTGGGGGGGGTGGTGGCGGAGGTTCCGGAAGTGGAGGTCCCGCTGGCAGTGGTGGCCGTGAGCACGGCATGGAGAATCTTGCCATCGCTTACGGCGGTTTCCACTTCATGCAGAGTGCAGTTGAAGCTGGAGCGGAGTATCAGACACTGCTCGCGCGATTCTCAGCCTACGGCATGGGTGACGCTGCAGTAAAAGAGGCTGATAAGTTTGCTCAGGCCACCAAAGTAATGGGCGCATCGAAAAACGATATGCTGCGCTTCTTTGTTGAGGCTCAGGGCGTGTTCCGTGAGTCCGGTGAGCTCACCACTGAAGATCAGCTAAAAGGTGCGCGCCTTGCTGCCCCAATGATGGCGAAAATGCAGTTTGCTATGGCGTCTATGGACCCGGCAGCAAACCACATGACGCATGCCAAAGAGATGGACATGCTTCGCTTCGTTGAACAGGCTGGCGGCCTCAACAGTCCGGCGAAGTTCAACTCCATCATGAACAACGCCTATAAGGCGGTGCAGTCATCCGGTGGCAACATTGATTTCAGCCAGTTGCGTCAGTTTATGGCGCGCGCTGGTACGTCCGCCTATAACCTCAGCGACTCTGCACTCTATGCTAAGCTTGAGCCTATCATCGGTGAGATGAAGGGTGGTGCGGCTGGTGATGCTTTGATGACGGCGTATAACCGCCTGACGGGTACAATCAAGCTGCCAAATCAGGTGGTGAAGCAACTTGAGGATATGGGGGTTTGGGATAAATCCAAGATCATCCATAACAGCATGGGCGGCATTAAGTCCATCGTTGGCGGACCGGGCTCACAACTGACAGACCTCAAACTTCTCGCAAGCGACCCTGTCGCATTCTATGAGAAGGTGATCAGGCCAAAATATGCCGCAAAAGGCATGTCCGAGGAGCAGATTCAGCTACAAAATAATGTCATTTTCGGTCGTCAGGGCGGCAAGATGTTCAACCTGATTGAGAAGCAAATGCACGTTATTGATCTGGCTGCCAAAGCCTTTGAAAAGCAGATGGGCATAGACGACGCCAGCAGGCAGACAGCCGGGACGTATACAGGTAAGCGCGTTGACTTTGACGCCAAATGGAAGGATTTCCAGCTCGCGCTTGCTCAGGATGGCGGCCTGCTTGATACCTTCACCAAGGGCTTGTCGAGTCTGACCACTTTCCTGCAAAAGTTGACTGAATTCAGCAATGCACACCCTAAATTCACCAGTTCTGCGATGTCACTGCTTGAAGTTGTGACGGCTTTGTCGGCTATGAAAGGTGGGGCGTGGCTGTTGAAGCATGCATTTAGTGCTTTGATATCGCCAGTTACCATTCTGACCGGCAGTCAGGCGGGTAGCATTAGGCTTCTTGGCTCTGCTCTTGGTGGATTGCCTGGCATCATCGCGGCAGCCACCTTCGCTGCACTTTACCCAACAAGTACGGTAAGCCAGACGCAGGAAGACGCAGAACGGGCAAGGCTTGGGGCGCAAAACTCTAAGGACAACACCGGCGTCGAGATGAAGCCATGGACTCCAACCCAGGCTGATTTCGATCGTAACCACGCCGCTGATGCAACTTACAGAAAAACGGGTGTTTACCCGGAAATTCCAAGTCAGCAAAGGCCGGTAATGGTCACATCGAAAACCTACCTCGACGGAAAGCAGATCGCCGAAACCGTCACCAGCCACCAGACGAAACAGGCCAGCCGCGCACCAACCAGCCCGACCGGTATTGATGCGACGATGGGTCTGCTTCATCCTGGCATGGCGAGCGGTGCATTTCGTTAACGGAGAGAGTTATGGCGCTTTTTGATTCACTCACATCGCTCTCTTCAACGGTCAGAGGCGTGGCGTCAGGGTTTAACCTGTCTGCCACGCGGCTGATTCTTGGCGATTTTGAGTTTCTGGATTTTGAGCTACCTGAGCGGATAATCATCCCCGGCCGGCAGAAGGCTGTCACGCATCAGATGATTGGCGGCCGCCGTTTGGTTGACGTTCTTGGCGTAGAGTACGACCCCATCACATGGTCAGGTATTTTTACCGGCGACACCACATCTTCCCGCGTTTCCATGCTGGAGCAAATGAGGGATGCCGGTGAAACGCTCACCATGACGCTGTCAGGCTATTCGTTTGACGTGGTCATTACCGAATTTAACCCGGTTTATGAGTTTGAGTATCGCAGGCCATACAGCATCACGCTGGCGGTTGTGCAGAACAATGCAAGCCCGCTGCAGACGGACGCCCTGACTGGCGCGCTCAATTCGCTGATTGACAGTGATATCGGTCAGGCTTTGAACCTGTCGAGCGTCATTAACGTGGATTCTGTTACCTCGGCAGTCAGCACGGTGCAGACTGCGGTAAGCACTGTCAAAGACTACGCCACTGCCACGGTAGACCAGGTGCAGGCGGTAGTAAGGCCAATCATCGCGGCGCAGCAGATTGTCCAGACGTCGATTTCATCCATCGAGAACTCCCTGGGCGAAATTACCACGCTGGGCGGCATCATCCCCGGCAACCCGATATCGAAAACAGTCAATAACCTGCTGACGCAGGCCGATGGCATGACCCGGTTACCGGCGCTTTATAACCTCGGATCAGTGCTTGAGCGCGTTAACAAGAACGTGCGCACAGGCCAGACGGCCAATGGTGTCAAGAGTGTGACCTTGTCTGGCGGAAACCTTTATCAGTTGGCAGCAGATAACTACGGTGATGCGCGTTACTGGGAAAGCCTGGCGACCGTTAACAACCTGACCGACCCGCAACTGACCGGCATCAACACCATCGTGGTACCCACAACGCCATCCACCTCAGTGAGTTAGTATGGACGTAAACAACCCGATTTTAACGCCGGGCTCAAGGCACGTTTCTGGCCGCTGCTACCTGAATAAAACGCTGGTCGACTTCAAGTCATTTGAGGTCACCAGTAATGGGTATCGCGGTGCGAGCACCTTTGAACTGGAGCTTGCTGTTTCGGCATTGCCTCAGTCAATGCAACTGGCATGGTGGGGCACGCAGACCACGATCACCGTTGATCTGTGGGCCGACATCACTACGGCGGCAGGTGTGGATTCGAAGATGCTCATCCGTGGCAACATCGACACATGGGACTTTGACCCGGCCCGGTTCATTATCACCTGCAATGGCAGGGACTTCACGGCCCTGTTTATTGATGCCAAAACGGCCGGTGAAAGTTTCAAAAACTACACCTCAAGTCAGATCGCAACCATTCTGGCTCAGCGTCAGGGGTTGAAAGCGGAAGTAACAGCAACCACGCAGCGATTTGGAGAGTTTTACCAGATTGACTCGGCTCACCTGACCGGGGAACAGACGGAATGGGACCTGTTGACGACGCTGGCCGCCCTGGAAGGTTTTAATGTGTGGATTGAGGCTGATACGCTTTATTTCCACCCAGAAGCCGACCAGAGCAAAGCAGATAATTACGTCCTTCGATATATGCCACCCGGCACAGTCACGCGATATCCGCAGGCCAATGTGTCAGAAGACCTGCGATTCTCACGCGCGCTGACCATTTCGAAAGGGGTCACGGTTGAGGTGATGAGCTGGAGCGCCAAAAGGAAGAATAAGCAGTTCATCGCTTACTATCCCAAAACGGCGAAGCGTACCAACCCTGGTGCCTCCACGCCGAAAACGCAGATTTACCGCATCATCCGAAATGGTCTTTCACCAGAGCAGGCTCAGACCATGGCAGAGAAGGTGTACCGCGATATCGTTCTGCATGAGCTCAAGTTCAGTTGCTCGACGTTCGGTGACAACGTTTTGGTGCCTCGCACGCTGGTTCGCATTGAAGGCACTAAGTCGATGTTCGATCAGCTTTACTGGTGTGACTCCATCGTCCGCCGCTTAAGTTGGGATGAAGGCTACAGCATGCGCATATCTGGCAAAAACCACTCACCCGCACTGGAGATCAGCACTCAATGATGCACATGATGAATCAGATAGCCATGCGCTCTCAGATGGCTGCAGGTGGCTTCTCCGGCACGCGACAGGGCGTAATTACTGCGTATGACCCTGTCGAATATGCGATCAAGGTAGCGCTACAGCCAACCGGCGAAGAAACCGGATGGATACCGCTCGGCACGCCGTGGGCTGGGAATGGCTGGGGACTGGCGGCTGGCCCGATGATTGATGCCGAGGTTCAGATTGACTTCGACTCTGGTCAAATTGGCGTTCAGATGGCCGGCAATCAGTTTTACAACAACGTCGACCGCTGCCCAGGGCCGCCTTCGGGCGAATTCTGGATAGTTCACCAGTCCGGTTCGCTGCTCAAGTTTCTCAACACCGGCGAAATCCTTGTCTCTTCTGGCCTCAGACTGACTTACACCGCGCCACAGCATCATTTTACCGACGGAGACGTGCTGATTGACCAGAATCTGACAGTGGTCGGCAATATCAGTGACCTGAATGGCGCGCACGGCAACATACAGGCTATCCGAACCACGTACAGCGGTCACACACACCGCGAAAACGGTCAAGGCAGCAATACTAACCAGCCAAATCAGCAAATCTCATAAGGCGATAGCATGTACGACCTGAATCACTATGTCGGCACGGACCTTTCCGTATCGCCGAGCGGTGACCTTTTGTCTGTGACGGGAACAGATCGCCGCAAACAGAAGATTTTACGACGCCTGATAACTAACCCCGGCGAGCTGGTTTTTCACCCTGATTACGGGGCGGGGCTCGGCAAGAAGGTTGGCGAGAGCGTCAACATTAACGAATGGAAGGCGCTTATCCTGGGGCAAATGAAGCTTGAGGACTGTGTCGCCCGGTCGCCTGAGCCATCAGTCACCCTAAACCTGATTGATAACGGCGTGGATGTCTACGTCAAATACACGGACGCCGTCAGCGGAACGGCTGAGTTTCTCAATTTCGACATCACGAGGCAGCCGTGAATCTCAATATCAAGTCATTTACTACACTAGTTACGGATCAGGTAACAGCTATCCAGGCAAAGTCAGTACTTTTGGTTGACCTGACAATCGGCAGCCTGCTCAGGGCCATAGTGGAGTCAAACAGCGGCGTAATCCTGTGGCTGCAGCAGCTTATAGTGAATCTTCTGGTCGTAACGCGCGCCGCAACATGTTCTGGCAGCGATTTGGATACATGGTTGGCAGATTTTGGGTTTACCAGAGAAGCAGCCACCTATGCCACGGGGGCTGTGACTTTCTCCCGATTTACAGCCACTAATGCAGCGCTTATACCTGTAGGATCGCAGGTCACTACGAATGACGGAACGCAAACCTATAGCATCATTGCAGACACAAATAACGCCGCTTACATTGCTTCACAGTCGGGTTATTTAGTAGCCGCTGGATTACCATCGGTTGTAGTACCTGCGCAGGCTTTAACAGCCGGCGCAGCAGGAAACGCATCATCTGGCACGATATCCACTATAGTTGGCTCAATTCCAGGGATAGACACGGTAAATAACGCTAACGCCTTTGTTAATGGCGCTGACGCTGAGTCAGACGATGCTGCGCGGGCCAGGTTTCGCCTTTGGATAGCATCTCTTTCTAAGGCCACGCTATCCGCCATCGAATATGCGATCGCGAGTGTTCAGCAGGGTGTGTCCTACAAAGTGGTTGAGAACCAGAATTATGCCGGGGCAACGCAGTACGGTTATTTTTATGCAGTGGTTGATGACGGAAGCGGTGCGCCTTCAAATGCATTTTTATCTTCGGTTTACACTGCGATCGATGCCGTTCGCGGGGCAACAATCACCTTCAACGTGTTTGGCCCTACTGTTGTTACCGCGAATATCGCAATGACAATCACAACCGACCCATCTGTCACGCACAGCGATATCGTTGCACTGGTCAATACGGCTATAACCAACTATATCGCTACGCTGACGCTGGGCCAGTCGCTGCCGCTGACAAAGTTATCTGCTGTCGCTTATGGCGCAAGCTCATATGTCACCAACGTGACCAATATCGCCATCAACGGATCATCCTCTGACCTTGCTGCAAGCGTTAGACAGGTTGTTCGTGCTGGCACAGTGGTTGTAAGCTAAGGGGCAATTATGGCTACAGGTGACCAGTCAGATTTTGTCAGGCGCATTCAGACGCTCATGCCGGCGCGCTGGTTTGATGACAGCAACCCAATCCGGGACTCACTGATTAACGGCATGGCTAAAGGCCTGTCGTGGATATATTCCCTCTATTTTTATGCGGTTCTACAGAGCCGCATCTTGACCGCTACAGGCGGGTGGCTTGACCTTATCGCTTACGATTTCTTCGGTGACAGGATTAAGCGCGGCGCTGCTCAGTCTGACAGTGATTTTCTTAACATCATCAAAGTGAACCTGTTCAGGGAGAGGGGAACAAGAAAAGCCATCATTCAGGTGCTTGAAGATCTTACAGGCAGGACGCCTATAGTCTTCGAGCCCACCCGACCCCAGGATACGGGTGCCTATGGCGGCCCGACGCTCGGGTATGGTGTTGCAGGCGGCTACGGTTCTCTTGTCATGCCATATCAGGCCCTTGTAACTGCATACAGGCCTGTAGGCGTCGGCGTCCCGTATGTTGGTGGATACAGAAACACACCCTCAGGATACAGCACTCCGTCACGCGGTGAGTATGCTCCTGCAGCCAATCTTGCCAGCCTTACCGATGCTCAGATATATGCAGCCATAGCCTCCGTTAAAATGGAAGGAACCGTTATCTGGGTTCGAATACTGCCCTACACAGCCCAGTAAATTCATACCAACCACAAACCTCGCCCTGGCGGGGTTTTTTCATTGAGAAAATCCATGGATCGCCAAATTGTTTACCCGGGAGCCATCCCGTTAGAGACTGACCTGCTCAACACCAACAAGTATGCGATGATAGGCATTGCCAAGCTTGCATCGGCCATTTTGGGTAGTAACACTTACGTTCATGGCCTTGCATGTACGCCAAGCAGTCCTGCATCAATGACAGTAAATGTCGCTCCTGGTCAGATTTACAGCCTTCAAAACATCGACGGAACTGCATACTCTTCCTTGCCTGCGGACACGACCCACAGCATCCTCAAACAGGGCATATCGCTTGACACAACGGCGTTCGCACTGACTGCTCCCGGCACTTCAGGCTATAGCGTTAATTATCTCATTCAGGCCACATTTAGTGAAACGGATAAAAATGCGACGGTACTCCCTTACTACAATGCAAGCAATCCATCGGTGGCATGGAGCGGGCCAAACAACACAGGGACAGCGCAGAACACACTACGTTCTGGTGTATGCACACTGAGCCTAAAGGCTGGCGTACCTGCCACCACTGGCACTCAGACCACGCCAGCACCAGACACTGGTTACATCGCACTTTATGTAATCACTGTTTCACAGGGAGCTACAACGGTAACAGCATCGAATATTACTGTAGCTCCAAATGCACCGATAATTCCGGCTAGCGGGATTTTCTCAGCCATTCAACAGGGCTCCGTCACCTTTGCGACAGATACAGGGACAGCAAACTCATACGTTGCCTCTTATCTACCCAACCTACCTGCTCAGGTAGATGGAATGCGCTTAACGTTTAAAGCAAAAAACGCAAACACAGGTGCTTCTACGCTGTCCGTTAATGGCGGCGCTGCCTCGCCACTTTACTCCCACGCCAATCAGACATTACAGGGCGGAGAGATCGTCGCTAATGGACTGGTAGAGGTGGAGTGGAACAGTTCGCTGACAGCCTGGGTGATGTGTGGCAACAGTGGTGGTTCTTTGCCTGTTCTTTCGGGGACTCAGTCTAACCATGCGATTAACCTGGGACAGGTTCCAGGTCTGGTATTAGCAAGTGTGGGGGCTTTTGGCTTGGGGATCCGTAACGAAAAACTGCCCGGCACGATGGCGGCGGTTGACGTGTCGAGGTTTGATTACTTTGCTCCTAAAGACAACATCGGACCGCTCCCTGGTCAGTGGGTGGGTGGAATCACGCACGCGATGGGTGACCAGATAGGCTGGCAGATTGCCGGTCTGGGACAGGGAGCGGTGGGCGGTTCGCCCCGTGCATTTATTCGCATGATGCTGTCAAACGGCAACTTTTCTAACTGGGGAGAGCTTTATCACACCCTGAATAAACCTTCAGCCAGTGATGTGGGCGCACTACCGGTAAACGGTACCGCTGACAGTGCGACAAAACTGTCCACCCCCAGAAATATTGCGGGCGTTGCGTTCGACGGAACTGGTGATATTAATTTAACTCCGGCTAATGTCGGGGCCGTGTCGGCAAGCGGAGGGGATTACAACCAGACTTATCGGTTGGGTGCGGTAGGCACTCTTGGCAATGAGTCTAACCCTGTACAGCTGATTTCTGCCGCCGCTGGTCAGGCAACTGACAGCTTCGTCGCCTGGACAAGTTACACCTGGTACAAAGACTATGTTCGTACCGGCGTAGTCAGGGCGGGCGACAATACCGTTAAAAGTTTTGCCGTAGAAATTAACGGCGTCCGCTTTCTGGAAATTGGCAGAGACGGCACATTCCTGAACGGAAATATGGCGTCCGACCTCCGTCTGGGTCAGCAGGAGTCCATGAATGTGACTATTCCCGGGACTGGACAGTCTACCGACAGTGTTGTGCCAAGCGGCTGTTATGTTACCGGCCTGACTTCAACGTCAACGGGTAACTATGTTGGCATCACGAAAATTTTCTATCGCAGACTGCAACGTAAAGTTGGCGGTAACTGGGTTGATGCAACCTGGCTTTAAGGAGTGAGAATGAAAATCTATAAGAATTTTAAAAAGTATCCGCTGGAAGTGCCGACCTTTATTGATTATGCATTCAGGACGGATGACGGGCAGGACTGGTACGGAACGGTGCTGAAAGAACTGGATAACGGCCTGCTGAAGATTGCTTTTGAATCGGACGACATCATCAGAACGTGCGGTTACGATGCCACCGGCCTGTATCCTGAAAACCGCTCTGTAACGTCCATCGAAGAAAAGGATATTCCGAAGGGGTTTGCCGCAAACGGCGAATGGATGTTTGATGGTGAAAAAATTGTGCCGCGCGTCATTCCACATGAAGAGTCTGTGGCGAAAGCGACAGGGCTGAAAGCCTATTATCTTGGCGTGGCAACAGATGCGATCAACCCGCTGCAGGATGCAGTCGATTTGGGGGTGGCCACCGACGAGGAAAAACGCCTGTTGCCGCTCTGGAAAAAGTATCGCATTGATGTGAACAGGGTTGATCTGAGCAAAGCGCCAGACATCACATGGCCATCAAGCCCGATGTAGACTGGTTGCAAAAAAAAAGCCCGGCGACCGGGCAATGACTCAGCCGCTCCTGTCTTAGCAGGTTTACGGGGTGGGTGATTAAAGCTTAGTCACCCGTCAAAGCCTCTTCAAAATAAATCCCTTACCCACCAGTGGCTTTACAAATCTACCAACCGCAGCGGCTTGATCAAATCCCCTGCCTGATATTACTGTAATTATATACAGTATTTATCGGAGCTATCGTCATGCCACGTTACGGCGACATAAAGGTCTCATTCCATGAGGCAATGCGGCGCACCGCGAAGCAAGGCATCACAGTGTCCACCTCTGACTTCGTTGCTGAGCTTGCAAAGCGCAACTGGGAGATGAGCCACAGGCAGGCCAATGAGTGGATAGCGCAGAACGTTATGACTTTTCGCGATCAGTCGCCGGAAGAGGGCGAGAACAAGCTCTGGCAGCGCTTCTACCACTACGGGGAGTATTGATATGGGATTTCCTTCACCGGCGGCAGACTTCGTTGAGGGCCGCATAGATTTGAACAAGCTGATGATCCACCGGCCATCGTCAACCATCCGCATTGAGACGCCGAGAGGCTTTGCGCTGGTAGACAGCTCAATTACCCCGGTAGCGGGAAATAAAGTTGCCTGGCAGGTCGATGGTTACCCCATGGTAGGGAAATACTTCAGACACGGAATCGTCACCGAAGAGGGCGAGACTATTGACGGAGAATCACTGGAAGGTGTGGTGATGCTCGGTGTGGTGACGCACGAAATCCTTTCTATATATGAAGCGGACTGGATGCCGGTGTGACAAAATTGTGCCAGAAAATTGACACAATGAAGCAGAAATCGATAAATCCTGTCATACGCTAACTTGCTGGCTGGCTTGTGTAGCGGCTTCTGTGGTTGTTATCATGCGCCACTTTTAATCATACATCGGACTGTTTCTCCGATGGAGGTCTTGTGAAATTTGAGCTTGATACCACAGACGGTCGCGCG